CGCCAGATGTTACTGTTTGAACCGCAGTTACAGACAGGGCTCCACCACCGACTTGCACCCAAGCAGTGCCTGTGTCCCCTAAGAAAGATTTTGTGTCCGTGAGCCAGATCACTCGGCCAGCATTACCAAATGCGGGCTTGCCAGCATCTGTGTAATTTTCTTGTCTTGCTGAGATCTGATTTAGTGCTGTTGAAAGAGTTCCTTCAGCAGTGACGTCAGCCCCAGAAACAAGCTGAACAACTCCCGCCGCACCTCTGTGAATTCTGGTATTCTCAGCAGCAGTGCCTGAGTTTCCTAAAATAAGTTTTTGATCGTTCCTAAGGAGAGCTCTCCAAAGGGTGCCATCATCCAGGAAGGGTCTTCCTAGAACTGTGTCCCAGTAAATGCGACCGGCGATGCCCACGGTGGGAGCTGATGCGAGATTTTCTAGCTGTGCTCTTTCGAGCTGACCTGAGACTTTCAATTTGAACTCCTATTCCACGCATAGGCTGCGCAGTTTTATTCTATCCTTTATTCAATTCCGATCAATCTGTAAGAGCCAGCGTCCAGTGCAGGGGCCACGGTTACCCGGACCTGTGTCGCGCTGATCGCTTCGATCTTACAGAATATTCTTTCAAAGTTGTTCGTGTTGTCGTGCAAGGCCCAGATCGCGTTTCTTGCATCTACGATGCTCGCAGATACGGTGAAGGTCTGTTGCACTTGAGCTCCATTCCAAACAGTATCAGAGAGAAATTTACCACTCCCTGCTATCTGCCAAGAGCCACCAACGTCCACATATATTTTATTGACGTCTGTGGCCCAGACAGCTCTACCAACATTTTGGCCGGAAGCCGCAGGGAGAGTTCCAGTGGTGTAGTTTTCAAAACGGAAGCCTTTGAACTCCCCCTTTGTGAAAACATTATTAAAGTTTAAAGACGTAGAGCCTAGATCAATTCCGCTCCATCCACCAGAGTAGGAAGAATCAGTGAACGGTACAAAGTTGTCTTTTGTTTTAACGAGACCTTTTGTGGCATTCGAAGTGCTCTCTAAGTTCAAATGCTCAGAGGGAGCTGTTCCACCTTGAATTGTTTGACCGCCCACGCGACCGGCAAGCATCACAAATTGCGTGTGTCCCGCATCCCCTGTGGTGAGACCACCGATGTCTGCATGAGTGATTTCAGTATCCGGTGCAGAGGCTGCCCACTTTGCTCCATCCCAGAAGATAGACATCCCGACAGCGACTCCCGCATTGATGTCCCGGAGTGATTGCAGTGTTGCTTGAGAAATCGCAGTCGTTCCATCAGAGATTTCCCCAGACAGGAAAAGATCTTGGTATCTCTTGGCTGCTCTACCCAAGTCATGGGCATCATCAGTTGTAGGCTCAAGCTGAGAGGCCGTTTGTATTCTTCCAGTCCCATTAGCTCCGAGGTATAGGTCTGAGTTTGTCTGAGTCGCTTGAATTGCATTTGTACTGATAATGAGCGATCCATTATCAATCTGTCCGGCGATAGTAATGTTTCCAGTTACTCCGAGTCCGAGAGTCGTTGCTGCACTCTGCAGATCGATGACTCCAGTGCCGTTCGCCGCAAGATTCAAATTTCCATTGGTATTAGTGCTAGAGATCGTATTGCCATCAAGACGCAAGTTATCTGCATCAACTCTTGTGAAAGTAGAGTCCCCTGCACCAAGCGTTCCTGTAGTGATTAAATTATTTGAGCCAAAGCTAATCGCAGGGGAAGCTGAGGTAATAGCGCCAGTGCCGAGAGTAATGTCACCGAAGACAGAGTTCGCGGCTCCTGTGACTGTTCCCGTAGTTGTTAGATTCTCATTTCCAAATGAAATCGCCCCTGAAGAATCAGTGATGCTCCCACCAGTGATGGTCATCGTTCCAGTGACTAGAGAAGTGGAGCCTGTAACTATGGCACCTGAAATATTTCCTGTGGTTATCAGGTTCTCATCTCCAAAAGAAATCGTGCCAGAGGAATCTGTAATGCTCCCGGTAGCGATTGTCATCGTTGAGATCAGAGCAGAGCCAGAGAGATAAAGGTCTTTGAATCGAATTCCTGTAGTACCTAAATCATAGGTTCCAGTGACAGTGGCTCTGAAGTTATCATCTACTTGCACAAAGCCAGTGTGAGCACCAACACCATCCCCTGAGTTAGCTCTTAGGGTGAGGTTTTGATTTGCAGCGTTTCCACCGTTGATAGTTTGGCCTGCGTAGATGCCAGTGATCGGAACTCCAGTGTCGTCCAGGTCTGTTCTTCCGGCTTTCCACACGTACATATCTTGAGTGACATCTAAGAAAGCAGCCAAGATAGAATCAGTAGACCAATCAAAATCATAAATTTTGTACCATTTAGCAGCGACATCGCCCTCTCTCTGCTCCCATCGATAGCCCGCTTGCTTTCCATCTCCATCATCAAGCACCACTCGATAATCATTGAGCGTGTTTCCTACTGAGGGTAGAGCTGCCGGGTTCGCTACAGAGGGCTGAGTTCTTGGGTATAAAACTTTGAACACCCAGTTAAGGGCTGAATCTACAGTTGTAACTCCAGGGAGAGCCGGGTTCGTGTAGGCGAAATCTGACAGCGTGTGCTTAAGCGGGTGCTGCGCTGGCGTCCAAATTTCAAATCTATGTTTGTCGAACATTCTTCCCCCTAGTAACTAACTGTGAAAGAAGAATCCGGAACCCAGGAACTGTCCCAGGCTGCGTATGATTCTTTTTTCCCTTTAAAAGTTGTTGAAGTCCCGTTCTGGTAAATATACTCAGTCACGAGACAAGGCGTCCCAGTCACAGCAATCACTGAAGCTTCATAAATTCTCACAGGGCGGTCTTCACTATCGAGTTCTTGATATTGTTTTGTGAGCTCTTTACCGTTGGTCAGGATCTGCTGAGTTTTAGAGATCTTCACGGTAGCAACAGTAAAATCAGTGTCTGGAATCCAGGACTCACTCCAAACGGAGTACCCCTCTTTTTTTCCTCTAGACACGCTTGAAACATTATCTACGTAGAGAAATTCTGTGACGAGACAGGGGTCCCCTGTTTTTGCATTCGCAGCAGCAGTGTACAGGAATTCCGGACGACCGAAAGTATCTAGCTCGTGATATTGTTTTATCAGCTCTTTTTCTACTGTGAGCAAAAGCTCAGTACGAGTCGTCGGTGTTCCCAATTTAATATCTCCTAAAATACATTTATTCCGCCAACTAGATCCGGATCAGTCAGCAATGGTGTTTCTAAAAGATTTCCTTGTATATCGTGGGTAATCTCAGTCGCAGCCCTCGCTAGGATTTTTCCATAGATAAAAGCGACTGCGTTTGGGGCGGCTAAAAACTCAGACATGACTAGCGGGAATCTAAGAACCTTTGAAGCTCCGAGGGGAGGGCTTCCAGAGGTACTTGCCGCTGCATCTTTAAACAGTGCAATGGTGCCAGTAATTTTCAGATTCTGCCTATCGATGTTGATCGATGTAATTCTCCAATAATCTCCCACCGCGCCGTTTGGTAAAGTTTTAGATTTTTGAATCGCCATTTTTTACTCCTAGCTTAGTAAGCCGTACGCTCTTAGCGCATTATACATTTCTTGGATCATCGTCTGCTCTGTTGCTGTGTAAAGGGCCCCCGCTGTTTGAGGTCCAGACGAAGCCTGTTGAGTAACTGGCGTTGCTCCGAAAAGCCCCAGGCCGCTGTCAGAAATATCTAGAAGCGAGCTTGATCCGATAACTTTAAATCCAGCCCCTTCAACGTGCAAGCCATAGCCTGAATCAGCAATGTCCCCGCCAGATCCGATTTTTAAATCACCACCAAAGAAATTGTGGTTTGTCGTTCTGGCATAAAATCCCCATGTGTTTGTTCCTGGATCACCAAAAGGAAGATCGAACAAAAATCCATAGAGGTTGTTCACAGTTGTCGTGCCATTTGGAATCGCAACCGCTCTGCACAAGCCAACCTCATCAACCGTTCCACCAGCAGCAGCGCCGTCCAATGACAAGGCAAACAAAGCACCATAGACGCGATCAAGTGTTGATCCTGCACCCATTGTCAGAACCGCTGGCAGACCCAATGCGGCCACACCAATGAATGATGTCGCCACAGATGAGTTCGTTCCGATGTTGATCAATGCTGCTGTGTTCACTGCGATCGTGTCAGCACTTGTCAGAGTGATGTTGTCGCCCACAGTTGGATTTGAAATCAAACCATGCACTGATGCTGGACTTCCGCCGCCATCAACCATCGCCTGAGATGCAAATGCATTCAGTTTTGCAATTGAAAGAGCACCACCGAATGAAAGAGCACCTGTGATCTCGACGTCGCCATCTAGAAATGCTGCCAACACTCTGCCAGCGTTTTCACCGCCAGAAAAATTGGTTGGACCTTCAGCGACCTGAGCATCACCAGCAGTTCCTGAAATCGTGGATGTGACCGCACCGACAAAAGAAATATTTCCATCGCAAGCCGCTTTGACTTGTGTCGCGGTTGAAACACCAGCCTCAATGTGAATCTCAATTGCCTGACCGACTATGACAACATTTTCACTGCCAGCGGTCACATCATCAATGAACTCCACCGTGTAGTTGTTATTGAAAGAGCTTGGTTGGATGAACTCAAAAGTTAAGTCCTGAATTGTGACAGCTGCCTGCACGCCTGCATAAGGTGTCACGTTGTCCATGCTGATTTGCAGTCCTGCAGCATATCTTGCAAGGTCAATGTTCGGGTTGACGTTCACCCCGTGGAAATAGCCATTGACCCCAAAGGTGCCAAGATTTCCAGAGACATTCACACCAATCATTCCAGCGTTGCCGTTGAAAGTGTCGATGGTCGGATTGATGTTCACGCCATTATAATTGTTGTTGTTGGCAATGGCCTCAATCGTAGGTGATCCATTGAAAGAAGTGTAACCAGGTGCCTCACACCCAACTGTTGCTGCATCATAGAATGCCTGCGTGTATGCGGTACTGTCCAAGATCGCAGCTGGATTGATGTTTGGCTGGTACCCGTAACCTTGCATCGGTCCACTGATGGTCACGTTTGCATTCACGGTTCCAAAGCCGAAAGAATAGCCAAAGCCATTCACATCAATTGGATCGGTGCCGTTTCCTAAACCAAAATTAAGGTTTAAGAAATCAATGCCTCCCATATCGCTCTGACCGTTATGAACAACATTCATTGTGAAAAATCTGAAGCCTTGGCCGTTTGTTCCTAGAGAAAACCCGTCAGTGCCAGTGTCGATACCAATTTGGTAGTTGAACAAATTAACTGTTCTATCCGGAGAGTTAGCAATGGGATCAACCGAAATATTTGCGCGATTAAGGTCAATACCGCCTGATTCTCCGTTTGGTGAATTCACCAGCTCTTGAATCAGACCGCCGGAAGTATTATCAATACCTAGAGAGTTTAAACTCTCAACAACCCCCGAGTTGTTTTTCCAAAGCAGCTTGTTGTTTGAGCCGGAAATAGTTCCTTGCTTTGCATTCAGAGCATTTTGCAAATCTGTTTGTGCAGATAGGGTGCCGGTGATGCTACCCCAGGCCGCAGCCCCTATTACTGGTGGAATGATATGCCAGTCAGCCGCGCTCGCAGTACCGACTGAGATGTATGCCCTCTTTGCCACAGTATCTATGTAATGATGTCCAGAGTCCGAAGGGGCTCCACCTGGAACTCCCGCGCCTTTAAATATGTGCTGAACATCTGCCATACTATAACTCCGTCAGGTAATTACCCATATCATCTGTCAATCTGTTCGAAAGTGCATCATTCAAGTTATCCAGTGCAGGAGCCAGGTCCCACGTCCCGTCCCACACTGCGTATCCCTCTGCTCTTCCCTTCACGGTATTAGTCAAACCATGATACAAAAACTCTTTCACAATCACTGGATCACCATCCACTGCATCGTCAAATGCTACATACATTTTCGAAATGCGACCAAACCCATCGTACTCGATGTGCTCTTTGGTGATCTCATTTTGAAAAGATAGTAATAGTTCTGTCTTAGACCTGGCCAAGAATCCCCCCTAAAAAGTGGCGGGGGTTTTTACACCCCCACCGCGTTTCAAACTTAGTAGTTTGGAATTCCGTACATGATCGCGTTCTTCCAAGGAGAGACGCAAGCGACATCTCCGAAGAAGCAATGATCAAGGACGTATGAGTACCCAGAAGTGGCTCGCACTTCAAAGTATTGCTTGCCGTCCGGAGCTGTTCTGCGTTTGAACATTCCGTTCGAGTATACTTTGATCGTTGACCAATCAAGGAACATGATCACATCGTCATCCAACTCTTGGATTCCGACCAGTTTCAACATCTGACCAGTGACAGATCCGATTTCCACGGTGTCATAGCCATACTGAGAAACTTTTCGTGAGTTAGGAACGATGTTGAAAGCACCCTTTTGAACTTCGATCACTTTTAGCACAGAGCCGAAGTGTTTGAAGCTCATCAGAACCTCAGGGGCCGCTCCACCTTTACCCAAGATCTGGCGCTTTGTGTATCCGTCGAAAATCTTTTGCAAGATGTTCGTTGCAGATACTGCAGTACCATCGATCTGCACAGCTTGCAGATACGGGTAAGAAAGCTTGGTTTGACCGAACAAAGATGCCGTCCCGCCGTTAGCGAGTGACAACAATTGGCCTTTCAAGCTGGTGAAAGAAGCTGTCTGGGCTCCTGGGTGATAACATTTTGCTGCCTGAGCAACAGTGTAAGCAGAAACGTCAACCGCTGCTCCACCACGAGTCGCTGACACAGTGACTGCACCTTTTGCCAAAGTACCACCATTGATGTCGATTGCGATCACGTACACTGTCAGAGGCGCGGAGTTGTTGTCGTCCAATGATAATTTCTGATCAAGGGCGAAACGATCCACACGGTCTACTTCAAGAACACCGCCTGCAGTACCATCCACAGTCACTGTTGCGAAGTGTGAACCATTCATCATGTTCACAGCCGTTGCCATCTTAACGTAAGTCAAGAAGTCATCGATTTGACCTGGCAAGATTTTCAGGAACGTAGTTTCAGGAATTTTCCCGTCATGTTCCATGATGTCTCTGTGTTCGAAGCGCATAGTGCCCCAAACTTCAGGCTGGCTCGTGATTTGACCACGAACGTATTTGTATTTCGCGACATCAGACGTGTCAGCAAGCTGACCGAATTCCACAGAAGTGGCGTGTTGGCCTTCAAATGGAACATTCAACGCTCCACCTTTCCAACCGTCATCAATATCTGCTTTTTGAAGCAAATAATCTCTCTTCTGCATTTCTGATTTCAATAACTCCAGTGGCAAATACTCATTGAGCATCGACTGGAAATCTCTAGCTGTAGCCATTTTTTAAACCCTTTCTAAAGGTTAAGTTTATAAAGTTTTAGCGTGGGCTTTCAAATCATCGAGTGACTTGAAGGCTTTCTTGACGGGTGATTTTCCACTCCCGCCTACGTGGGGAATAATAGGGGCTGCGTTTCCTGTTGGCTGCTGGCCTGATTGAGCCGCAGCAGGAGTCTGCATAGGGGGAGCCACTTGGTTTGGTGAACCCAAAAACTTTCCGTACTTTTGCAGCGTGACCTGAACAGCTTGGTCGGCTGATAAATCTTGCTGTGTACGTAAGTAATGTGTGTGCGCTTCCTCAACTACGAGCTTCCGGAATGCTCCTATCTCTCCATAAACCTGATCAATCTTCTCTGCCTGAGCAGAAACGTCTTGACGAGCCAGTACGTTTTCAAGCTGCATGGTTCTGGTTTGAACAGCAAGCGCCTGCATTTCCGTCTGACTACTTTCTAACTGTTGCTCATAAGCATAATTTTGCTGACGGACTTGGTTCGCCCGTTCAATCGCTTCCCTCTGGTCGGGTGGTAGCTTCATGAGATCCAATTTTTTGCTAACCCAGTCGAAGATTTCTTGATCCGGAACCTGTAGGCCCGAAAAGAAATTGTCCCAGTCTTTGTTTTTCAAGAGATGATTAAAATGATTCATCGCTCGAAGATCTGGCTCGACTTTGGCACGAAATCCGTCGTACTCCGTTTTGTATTTCTTCTCCCCTTCTTGAAATTTCTCCATCGCGTAAGCTTTCTCGTGAAGCTTTCGGACTTTCTCCTCTGTTTCTTTATCTTTTATTAAACCGCGATAAATCTCCTCAATCTCTTGTTCCTTGCCGAAGGCCTTGAACTTGTAATTGGGGGAGTACACAGGAGCGGCTGGGGAGCCCTCAGCATTCATCGCCGGTGCTGCTGCCGGATTGGAATTGCTCGCTGCTGGTGTTGCTGCGGGCTGGGAACTTGCGGGAGCTGGTGTGCTCGCGGCTGGGGTTGAGTCACTGACCGGTGCACTTGATGGTGCGCTAGACTGTGACGAATTTTCTGTCGTCATTGCATTCTCCTACCCGTCATGCCCTGACTAGGTATCGGGGGGGCTTGTGCTCTAGGAATAGGAGCAGGAGGCATTTGTGGAGCCTGCTGTCCCATTTGAGCATTCGCACCTTGTTGTTGATTAAACTTGGTGGCCATCTCAGCGACGACCCCTTGGTTCATTTGTGTGAGGATCTCTTGCGAAGATCCCTGGTCCCCTAAGCGTTTGATCAGCCAATCAATGCTTTCTGCCGGTAAGGTGGCGCGAACAGTTCGATCTGGAGCCTCGGGGCTCGGAATATAGTAATCGACCTTAATTCTCGCCCCTCCAGAGGGGATAAATTGCGAATTTGCTGCTAAAATCTCTCTTTGTTTGAGCATTTCTTGCTGCTCGTAAACATCGATCACTTGCTCATATCTCTGCTGAATTCCCTGCTCTAAAGACTTAAAATCACTCCCACGAGTCCGATTCACGAGTCTTCTGATCATATACGGACCATCATCGTACTTGTTGGGCATCACTTGCTCGCCACGATCAAGAGCCAGGATCATATTTGTGGCCGAATCGTAGTCGAGAGTCATATCTGAGAAGGATTCTTCGAAATTTCCAAAGGGCATGGCCCGCATAAGCTTGCCGATGTCCTCTTTTGGCATCTGTGGGCCCACATACTGAAGCGCGTGATTGATAGAAAGCTGTCTTCCCATCATTGTTGTCACGTCATCGGTCAAAGGCTCAGTTTTTATGCTGTAGCAGTGCTCGTCTGTGTTCTTAAACTCAGAAATATTGATCGCTTCGGACCTTCCGATCATCGGAATGATCATGTCCTCTGGGAAATAGTGTCTACCCAGATCCAAGTACGTGCTGCATACCCTGCAAAGGAAGCCTTCGAACTTATCTGTGTAAATTGTGAACTTCTTTTTGTCGTGAACGCTTTGGAAGAGCTGCGCGAAAGGATCTGCAGTCTTCTGCTCCTTCATCATAGAGTCATCAGCGATGTTAGCGACCTGATACATCTCTTGGATCTGTGAGTTCATATAAGAGACGTACTGCTCGCCCGCTCTGCCCTGCAGAACTGTTGGAGCCATCCCAGAAAACTGAATAGAGCGCACACCAGGCAATTGCACACCGGTCGTGATCTTCGTTCCACTCTGAATAAGAATTTTATCATCCCCGAGAGTCACCTGATGCTCAGCAATCTTGGAAGCCGCGCGATTTAGCTCTGCTTGATACGGACGGAGCTGTTTGATGATTGATCGGTGACGAGGAGATGTCTGGATCTCATCAAAACCTTCATAAATGATAGGGAAAATGCCAAAAGGGAGCTCCCCTTCAAAGAGAACTCCCCCTTCGACCGTGATATAGTAGTATCCGAGAGGATAATTCACGCAAGGCTTGAAGTAATACTCTCTGAGCATCGTTTGATTGTCGGTTTTCTGATAATTTTGCTGATTTCCATCAAAAATAAGGAAGGTGTCGTCCTTTGTGGCTTGAACCATCTTCATTTTGTCTTCATCGCCAGCGACCATGGCCTGAAGCTCTTTAGTATCCACCATTTTTCTGAAAATAAAGAAGCCAGACTCTGACATTGATTTTGCAGAGGGGTCTCTTAAGAGATTGAATGAAAACAGTCGCTCGATTTGTAGTTCACCAGAAAAGGCCGGAGTTTTTGAAGCCACCATTTGGCCCGACTCATCCATGACCGGATTACCGGCCTCATCCATCTCCGCATTATATCCTAAGAACTTACCGGCTGAGGGGTTCCAAAAAATCTTACAGGCGACTTCGCCAAGATCAATGAAATCCTTCGCGAACTGCATAGTCTTAAGCTTCATGTTCTGTTTATGTCGTCCAAATTGCCAAACAGAATCATTTAACTGTGCAGCTTTCTGGTCTTTCAGCTCTTTTTCATTCTGCGGAACTACTTTTACAGATGGTGCTTGAGAAATTATGTTGTTAATATACGTTTTCGAAATTTTCTGAATGTGATTCTTGGTGAGTCTTAACTTTTGATCAGAGGCTAAGTCTTTTGCATCTCTGATTCGATTCCAATATTTAGAATTCTTTTTTGTGTAATGTTCGCCAGCCACCAACAGCACATTACTGCGTTGTTCTGAAAATATTTCCTGATCTGCTTGATCAGCTTGCGTGTAGAGTTGATTGAGTTCCGCAATACTATGTGGTTTCGATTCCGGTGATTGCGGCTGCTGGCTTTGCATCCTCTAATTCCCTTTCAATCATCAGTCGTTCATACAGAGCGGGGTTCTCGATCTGCATGGTAGCGATCTCGTCTTCATCATCGTTAAACGATTCTTTTTCGAGAGCTTCTTTTTCAACGGCTTGTGTTTGAGTTTCATTCGCCTTGGTTTGGCGAGCTGAAGGAGTTAGAGGCTTCTCCTTGGTTTGGGAGCCAAAAACGATCCGCAATTTATCATCCTCATAACTGAGGACATTGTGCTTACGGCAAACTTTAAGAATTTCTTCTAAAGATGGGCCGACACTCTCATTGTCTTGGTTTTTCTTCACAAATCAAGACTCAAATTGGTCATTCCAGAAGTCAAGCTCATCTTCGAGCGTGTATTCGGTCTTTTCCCCACCGCCCATGAACCAATCCCTACGTTCCTCTGGTCCAGTTTTTTTCCGAGGGCTAGGTCGGTCTTTCGTGGAAGTCTCTTCATCCTCACCATCGATGTCGGAAAAATCCCACGGGATCTCCATGCAAGGGTAACGAGTCGCATCACAGAAATCGTCTTTAGCTTTTCGTTTGTCACCAGTAGAGCTCAATGTTCTAATTTCTGTAATGAGCTTTTCTAGCTCAGGATCTCCCCGAAAAATCTTAAGCATCCCTGACTTAAACAAAGTGTTGAGCCTTGCGTACCCGTTGATGTGATCTTTATCACTCGCGGTGAATGCTTCCCCCTTAGGGGAGACGTGCAAGAAAAACTCCTTCGCCGCTTGGTCGTACTTCTGTGCGGTCATGTTGAGTCCACTGCGGAGCTCTTTGTACTTGGCATAAATATCCGGCGAAGCTGTGACGATGCCATCACCTCTCCATCCTCTCCAAATACGTCCATGTTTATAATCCGGAGAGACAGCGATGAAACAAATCGCAGCCGGATGGCCCGTGGACCCCCCACTACCAATATCGACGCCTGAGAAGTGGTTCCAGTGCTTGGGGATCGGATGCACATCGCACGTGTTTCGATCATAATCAAAACTCGGGAACATCAGCCCCTCAGTCTTGACGAACTTCCCATAAATCCTGCGCTGCACTTCCATAGGGGTGGGGCACTTAGCAATCGCTCTTTTTATCTTCGCATCCGTCCAGTGAGAGGGCGTTCCGTCCTCATACTCTTGGCACTCGTAAAGAGAGACCGTCTGCTTAAGAGCGTCCGGATACTTCTCATCGTTCTTAGAAGCTGGACACATGGTCTGCTCCCAGTAGAGCTGGCCGAGTGTGGCCGTGAACACCATGTGAAAATATCCGTCCGAAGAATTCAGCCTGGCTTGGAGCTCCGGCACCAGATCCACTGGCATCTCCTCATCAGCGAATATAGCATACACCGTCCCTGACTGGAGATCCTTCACCTTCTGAGAGTAAGTCTTAAAATAAATAGTCACACCAGACTTGAACTCTAACTTCTTGATCAGCCCCTTATCGTAAACATCGTTCCACCCAAAAACAGGATCGTCCTTGAACTTTCCCTTAGGGAGAAAAATCGGAGCCCACTTTGTCTCAAACTCCGTCTGTGCAACATCAGCAGTCGGATAAAAATACCAAAATTGATTCGGCGTCTGCCCTGGCTGAAGACTCGGCCACAGCTTGGACCAAAGCTCCGGGGCCGTGGCCCAATGAATCGCTTTTCTAATCTGCGTGGAACTTTTAGAAATCTGGTTCGCAGCACACAGGAAGTTCTCCCTGTTTGTACTCTCGAAAAACCGCCTCGCCCACTTGTACCACTTAAATCCATACAGATGCGGCAAGCCCTCCACGAGCTCAAGCTGCATCTTCATCAACTCTAACTGCTTTTTCTTTAACTCAAAAATCTCAGCCTCAGAAAGCTGAGACTCACTCTTCTTCTTGGATTTCACTCGCCACCCTCTCGTTGAGCTGAGGTGTCTGGTGCATGTTCAACTTTCGCTGAATCTCTTCTAACTGCTCAGATAAATTATCCTTGGTAACCGGCGCATGGCCCTCGTGCCGGTGCACATGCAAACTCTGCTGCTGGACCCGCTGCAAAGGAGAACCCTTCGCTCTCGCATCCAAAAACTTCGCAGCAGTCAAAACAGTCCCAGCCACGTAATTATCAAACTTCCCCTTCGCATCAAAAAGCGGAGCTGTCAGAATCTCAGCGCGAATGCGCTCAATCGCAAAGTCCAACGCCTCCTCGACCTTTGTCTCATAATCCGTCACAGGAGAAAGCAGCCATCCGAAAACATTCTCGTTGCCAACAATGCGCTCATAAAAATACTGCTTCGAGCACAAATCTTGGTAAATTGTCACCGGCGAAATCGAAGGGCTTCCATTAGAAATTACCTTCTGATACTCCTGCCAAAATCTCAGCTTGAGACGCCTCATTAAAACTGTCGGCTGCGCTTTTTCCTCGAGATCCGCAGGCCCCAATTGAAAAATATCAGGCGAGATCTGCTCAGCCTTTCGCCGCAAACCTTCGGTCAGCACTTCAAACTGCGTTCGCTTGCCGGATTCCTCTTCGATAACTTCGGGAATGCTTAGTTCTTTTTTGCCCATGGCCCATGGTGCGTGAATTTCAGAGGGTGAGTCAACTGGACTGACTAAATTATCCTAAGACAGCAGGCTTTTCGAGCGCGGCTTTTTTCTCGGCAGGGCCGAATCGCTGAACAAGAGCCCAGTCCAAGACTTTTTGCTGATCGTCTGCGGTCCAGGCTTGAACCTGTTCCATTTTGAGCTTCTTGGTCATGCCAATATTGTAGAGGGAATCATACGTTTTTGAGACTAAATTCACTCTCGCGTCCCGCTCTTCTGCAGTCTCCTCTTTTGGTTTCTGAGGGATGGCTTTTGGAGCTGCTTTTTTGGCTGGCGGTGCGGGCTGCTCGATGGCGACTTCTGGAGATTTTTCTTTCGAGGATTTTGAAGAGCTGAAGAGTGATTTTTTCGCCATGGTCTGAGGCTCGCAGTCGGTGTTTTTTTTGTCAAATTTTTTTTTAAAATCAGAGGCGGCGGCACCTACATCAACACCAGACTAGGGGGGCCACCCTCCCCTTGTTCAGTCCCGGAACCTGGAATTCCTGGATCTCGAAATGAGAATTCCTGTGAGTTTGAGATGAGATAGGCTCACGCATCACGCATCACGCTCAGCCGATCACGCCTCTATATATAAGATGCGTCGCACCGAAGCATTTCGAGTCGCGTCGAGGGGGCCATGGATCTTGGGCCATGGATCTTGGGCCATGGATCTTGCTTCTCATTTCGAGATGAGTCGGACTTGGGTGCGCGGTCTTCGGTGCTTCGGATTATGAAATGAGAGTCGCGGGCGAGGTGCCCCGTTCTGAGACAGTGAATTTTAATGCTTGCAGAATACTTGTATTATGCTATTCTAAGTATGTTCTCGAGAATAGACTCGAGACTTACCAAAGAGGTATACATGAATTCAATCACTCTCAGTCCTAAGCAACTAGCCATTATCAGTCGCGCCATCTATGAATATAATCTGAAGCCCGCCACGATTAAGAAATATCTTAGTGGTGGCTCTCTCTCTGAGGAGATTCGAGAATGCATTCGCAGATCACGCAAGTATGTACACACCGATTCTGCACACACAGGACCTAAGCTAAATTTCGAATTCGTGGCCGGTCGTCACTTAGCTAAAATGCAGAGCATGAGAAAGTTAAGTAGAAGACACAGACTTATCTATTCAAAAATGAGTCCGCATGCGAAAGAAGCGTATCTTCAGAGCTTCACCACTGCGAAGAGACCGGTTTTTAATTCAGACTTCAATTATGCCCGGTCTCGCGCCGGATTCAAAAGACTGAGCGACTTCAAGACTCCAGTCTCAAAAGTAAAACAATATTTAGATGTTATCTATAACCCATCAGTGAAGAAGAGCCCTATGGCAGTCGATCTCGGCCAGTGGTGCGGAGTCGAGATTGAATGCTTAATGCCAGTCTATGAAAGCACAGAACAAGACTGTGATAACTGTGATGGTGTGGGGTGCTCAGAGTGTGACGACACAGGGATTATGAATTCTCGCGCTGATAATTTCGCTGAGCTCAAGACTGAAATACAGAATGCGAAACTGAAATACGTATCACTTCACAGTGATGGCTCTATCAATGCACAGTCTGGCTATTTCGGTGCAGAATTTACAGTATTTTACAAAATCACTGATAATACGCCATTAAAACGACTCGTGGCTTTCCTGAATTCAAAAGGCGCGAAAGTGAATGCTTCTTGCGGTCTTCACGTGCATCTCGACTGCAGAGACATTAAGGACTCTGAGCTCAAAGTCTCGACTCGTGCTCGACGCATTGGAAATACGCTTCCAGTCTTGAGTCAGTTAGTGCCTAAGTCACGACTCACGAATTCATACTGTAAAATCGGTGTGTCTCGTTTCAATGGTGACCGCTATTTCGCGGTAAATAAGACTGCATTTAAGAAATATAGCACAGTGGAAGTCCGACTTCACAGTGGGACGACCGATTTTAATAAAATCAATTCGTGGGTAAATTTACTTTTCAAAGCATCTCGAGAAAAGTCTTTAAGTAAAAACACAGTAACACAAGTCGAAGATCTTTGTGCACTGCTAGGCATGACCGATGCTGAGACTCTGCATTTTATCAGCAGAGCTCAACTATTCACTAACACTAACACTCAAGAGGCTGCATAATTATGTGTAAAATTTTTACTCTCACTAACACTTCTAAAATCAAAAGTCTTAACAAATTCATAAATACAGTCGCGGCTGAGCTCAGTTCATATGAGAGGGATGGCTTCGGATATGCTATTCAAGGGGATAAGGGACTCTTCGGAGAGCGCTCTCTGAGAGCTCAGACTTTCAAGACTGCATTCAAGCGACCGATGCTCTCACTTCCATTCGTTACCGCTCAATATAATCGTTTCGGGAAGCATGGCAAGCCAGTCGGCGCGGGGATCTTCCATGGCCGCACTTCCACGAATCAGAAGACTCTTATCAATACGCATCCAATCCAGCGAGATAACTGGACTCTTATCCACAATGGCGTGGTGACCGATCACGGACCGAAGTATGAAATGCTAACCACTAACGACACAGAGCACTTAGTGAAGCATCTCTCGACCGGTGGCATCGATGCAGTGGCCGAGCACTTAACGGGCTATTATGCAGTCTCTGCTTTCAGTCCTGAGGGAAGTTTGATTATCTTCCGAGACTCGACCGCATCTCTCTTCGTGGCCGAAATCACTTCAATTGATTCTTTTGTATTCTGCACGAGTGAAGCCATTATCAGAGATGTCTGCACCGCCATGAAATGGAAGTATTCTACAATTGAGCCCATGCAGGCAAATACGTATTTAGTTCTGCAAGGAAATGCTTTGCTCGAGCAGAAGACTTTCACACCAAGAGGCTTCGGTGAAAGTGAAAGCAAGTACGCAAGCGCTTCCTTAGGGCGAAGCATCTCGACTGCATATGATAATGAGGGGTGGCCGGATGCGACCGCGTGGGAGTCCCACAGTCCTGTGACTGTATTGAAGCCAGTCACTGAGATAGAATCTTCAGTCCCAAACACAGACGATACTGAGACGTATTCTCAAGAACAATTCTTAGCAGAGATTTCACTGCACTTCGACTCTTCCTATGAGGTCCGGGATTATCGGGGAGAGCCAGTCGATCACGAATACTTCTTAGCATTGGGAGACGATGAGAAGCTTGAATACACAGTGATTCGAAGTGATGGCACCATAGTGGACCCGGTAAATTATGCAGAAGAGAGAATTTACCAAGGTGCCGTATGAAGCGACCGGCAAGACTCGTTGACCGCATCTTTCAGTGGCTTGACCAGAATATATTCTAACAAAGGAAGTAGATTATGAGTTCAATTTATAAAAAGTCGAACGTGTTTTTAGAGAATCACACTTATAAGATTATGAGAGCACACCCCTATGATGGCGAGAGCGGGCTCTCTGTGGGAAGTCTCGTGGTGACGACCGGGAAGACTCTCGACTTAGACGGTGACGGGAAATCTCTCGTTGAAGTGCGTGGGCATTTAATCGGACTCCCTCCTGAGAGTCTGGGAAAGCCTAAACACAGTGAAATTATTTTTCCTATAGGCTCAAAAGTTCTCGTTCTCTCTGATTATCAGAGCATGGGAGGGGCACACAGAGCCACAGTCGCCACAGTGATCGGTCACCAAGTGAATCCGGGAAGTGACTTTGAAATGGACCCTTTCACAGATAATTTACTTCAGTTTGAGAACGGTGAAGTCGAGCCTTTTGGAAATTGGGAGATTAAAAATGCCTAAAATAACATCGGAGAATTTTTTGGATTATGCAGAAGCTATTCACACTTATTGTTTAGACTGGCATGGTGGGCAGGACTCAGAGCTCTATTCTATATTGAGCCGGTCTGAATTTAAGCCCGCACCGCTTTGGTGCCCATCATTCGTTGAGAATGAGAATCCAGTATACCACGAGATCAATGAGGATAATGTTTCGGACCTATTTGCAGAGCTCACAGAATTTTTAAAAACACGAAGGGGGGGCGTGTGAATCATCCACACCCGCAGCGACTTTCGAAATTATATTTCAAACATATTCACCGGACCGAGCTCGAAACGAGAGGTGTGACCATCGATGATCTTGCCAAAAATTTGGCAGAGCATGGGCTTATTGAAATATTGGGAGAGGGTTTTTTTAGGTATCTACCGAATCCGAAGGGAAAGGCATTTTATTTTAAGACTGTGTGGGGGACTCAAGCGGCTAACCGCCCTCCATCCCACGCCGTAAAGCTTCCGCTTTTCCTTTGTCTATTGATCGTGACAGGCCTTCTCCAATTTTGGCTTTATCCTCTTTACCAATTTCAGAGAACCAATTCCCAACAGCATCGGCCTTCTCAGCAACAGCCTTTTGAACGCCTTCCCATATTGATGGCTTTAGTTTCTTTTGACTCATACTTTGGAGGATCACATGAATAGCTTGAAACGCGCAAGTCTTGTATTGATGGCACTAGGCCTGACCGCATTGGTGTCTTTCAACCTGGGGCTCAACACCCAGTACAACACGCATTTGTGGAGCATGATTACTCGGCAGCAAGACCCACCGACTTTCACGCCGGAAGAATACGAGCTCTATTTCGAGAATGGCAAAAAACAATTTGCTTTACCCACCACCACCACTAACAAAGGACTTTCTAAATGAGAATCATTATCATATTGGCTTTAGCTTTATCACTTTCGGCCTGTGCATCGAAGCCTCAGAAGGGGTTTGAGATTCCTCCCGCATTGAGTGAAGTTCTCAGAAACGGTCAACTGGCCCCTTTGCAGGCTGCTGACAGCGAAATCTTAGGGATGCCCACACAGAACGACAGAATCGCGAAAGTTTGCCGGTCACAGCCGATCTACACACTCGAGGGTTATTACCTCAGAACGGATGTCACATGCTTCTAAGACTTAAAAACCTAGCGCACCACACCATACTTTTCGTGCTCACTTTCCTAGTGATGGCAGTCACGGTCTACTTACTGGGGCTCACAGGAAACAAGCGCCTAACGTCCCAGCCGCCCATCCCTGGCATGACCGCACTCCAAACCGACTCACACTACATCTGGAAGGCGATCACGCGCTGACGGGCCTATTGTTGGGTTTATTAGTTTTTGCCTGAGATTCGGTCCCGATCAAAGGGGGCCGGTCCAGGTCAAACCAAGATTCCTAGATTATTTCTTCGCACTGAAGTCCGTAAATTTCACAGAATCATCGTAAAGCGAAATATCTGGATGTCCCTTTAGCCACTCATTGATGGAAATAGTAACTAGTTTTCCTGCGCACCAAAGCTCTGGGTTTGGCCCGCTTACAAGCCTTTGACGCTCACCATCACTAAGAACATATCTTTCAATCAACCTACCAAGATCATCGGTCGCTATACTTATCAAAATAACGCTTCGTTTCTTCATAACGCTCCACACAGTGCAAACATAGGGCAAAAATCGCCTATAGGGGTTTCATACTATAAAAACACTATTTTCATAAGGAATATACCTTCTACACACATTAATTTAATTAAAACTTTGCACTATTGCACTGCGCACCGCAAACCGCATAGAATAACTCATGATTTTAAAAATGAACTTTGCACTTACTGTGAAAAAACTTTGCACTACCCTGTGAACTTTGCACTGGTTTTTTGTATAACACCATCAGTCACACTTAGACCAGAAAAGCAACGCACTCCATCAGGAGTAACAACTTCAAACTTTGCACTGGAAGCTTTGCACTTGAGAAGCGCGTCATAAAACTTGATTTTCCCTATTTTAGGCTTTCTATTATAGGCCGAATCATACCAAAAAACGAAAGCCTGCCAGACCCCGGACCGTGGAGCGCGGCCCTTCGGATCAAGTTTCAATGAAGCGACTTCCCCCTGCTCAATTTCATCAACAAACAGGGCCACCGGATCGTGTTCCATTTGCCACTTTTTCATCTTTTGCCTTCCTGTTTCCGGGGTAAAATAGTGACCGTTGGAATCTAAAACTTCCTGTAAACCGTCCAAAGCGAAGTTCAAAACTCCCTGTGGGCAGAGCTCGAAGACCTCATTTGCGAAGCTTTTAGAGTAATTACCATCGGCCTTAAAACCCGCCACCTCAAGAAAGGTCCAGCGTCTTTCATGGGCCCCGGACCCCTTTTCATAAGTCGCAGGAATATCGTTTCCTCCGAACACGTGGACCGCAGGCAGTGGAGCCATCACCGCAGTCTTAAATTTTCTGTCGATGCGAATTGGGATGCGGTCTTCGATCTTTTTGATGTGATCATCTTTGATGGGTTCCATGAGATTGATGTCAGTGACTACATTGACGAGTTTTCCGGCCATTGATTCCATGGAGAAGCCTTGAAATTCGTGAGGGGCCACCATGGAGATATTGGCTTTATTGACGAGATTCATGGCACCTAAAATCAAAGACGTCTTCCCTGAGCCGCCAGGTCCGTGGAGCATGAATAGGTGTGGGAAGATGGGGGCAACGCAAGCGCCGTACATTTGCCTGACAGCTTTGAGCTTCTCCTCTGGATCGGTGGATGGTGCTAGGATTCTTGCTAGCATCGCCTCGAACTCTGGGTTTCTAACCTTGCGGGTGGTATCGAACTCTATAGGGATGAGCGAGATACAGTAATCTTCTTTGGCGTGGGGCTTAAACTCCATGGTCCACGCATCGTTTTTCTTCAACACATGAAGAGTGCCGTTAGAGAAGTTGATGCGGTAAGGGTTAGGCGAGAACATAGGTCTTCCTGCCGGAGGTACTAAGTCGCAGAAAGTGGTGAAGGATGATGAGACTTTCTTAGAGGAGGCTTTGCCGTTGTAGAGGACATGGAGCTGGCGTCTTAGAGATTTCTCGCCCTCTAGATCCACGAGCTTCCAGTGCTTGCCATCATAGATAAATAAGTCCTTCTCATCAGAGACGATCTTTCCCTCGTAGTAGTCGTACAAAGCTTTGGCGATTTTGAACTCAGGCGGCTCTCTGAGCTTTCCATCCTTGTCGATCTCTAGAGGCATGGGCGCTATACCGTTTACGTAGGGCTTTATCGTTGGTGAGGTTTGGATCTGCATTTCGAACTTTGGCTGTATGGGCTTTGCGAGCTGCTCTACCACCACCTCTAAGCCGCGAGCCGTGTGCAAGTCGTTCCAGTCAGTGAAGCCTTTCTCGCGCTTCTCACCAAAGTTAGGTACACACAGTTTTCCGGAGACCTTTGAGGCCGCAAGATCCGCTTTCGTGCGACCGGGATTCCCCTTTACCTTCCAATCATCATCAGCGCAGAGGATGATTTCAGCAGTCGGATATTGAGCACGTGTCTTTTCAGCAACAGCCTGCAGATTCTCTGCATAAAAAGCACAGATCACTGCATAATTATTCACAGCCATCTTGATCGAGCAGGCAGTAGCAAACCCCTCTGTGATAAAGATTTTTGAGTGATCCACTGGATCGTGGGCCGCGAGCTCAAAGCATAAGCCATCGACCATGGCCCCTGGAACGAAGGACTTGAAGCCATCTTCTTGGATGCGCTGATAATTCCAGATCTCACCAACAGGTGTGAGCTCATGGATCGGGATGATCACATCATAGCCCATGGAGAGAGAAGGGACTGCGAGAGCTCCGAACAAGTTGTCGATGGATTTTTTTTCTAGATATTTGGTGAGTGATTTTTTGTGAGGGGAGGCTTGGAATTTGAGCCAGTCGTTCTGTGCAAATTTCTTTTTAAGTAAGTGAAGTTCGTCTTTGGCGGCTTGGAATTCTTTTTGTTGCTCTTGAATTTGCGCGCGAATTTGCGGATCATTGTGATCAAAGCCTTCGGAGATCGTGTGACGGTCCTTGGTTCTCCAGTCTTCGATGGTGATTCTTTTTTTCCCATCACCTAGATCGTTACCGATGTACCAGCCTTTAAAATTTGGCAGTGTCAGCGATTTGATCTGTCCGTCTAATATAATGTCAGTTTCCGGAATGCCTTTTTGCGATAAGAATTCTTTGATTGTCTCCAACCGATGCCCCTCGTGTAGAAATTTGTTTTGGATTTTCAGGCCCTGATCATCAAAGCTGCTTGAAAAAAGGTAAGGACGTCAAGTGGGTGCAAAATAATTCTTGTGACCAGTCGTGACTAACTATCTGTAGTGATGAAGGGTTGTAGGGAACACTGGGCCATGGGCCAAAGATTTTTATTTTTGTTGCTTGCAAAATGTAAGTACACAACTTATCAAAGCATGACCTTATTTACTTTTGGGAGAAAATAAAATGAATATGAATGAAGCCTCGCGCGTTGGTATTCCTGATGATGTTCAGGGGTTTGTTATGGAAGATATGACAAAACAAATTCAGGAGATGAACAACGCTCTTGTGATAAAAGATAATCGGATAAGGAATCTCGTGGACGACATTGCTCGGTTTGAGCAAAAAATAAAAGAACTTACGGAGCAGAAGAGCTTACTAAGTAAGCGAGAGCTTGAGTCGCGTTCCAAGCTTGATGTGATGGAAGATTTCCTCGACAAGGTTTTAGATAAAATAGTTTCTCGGATTAGCTAGTGATGAAAAATCTAGGAGCAGGAATTATCTGCGCAGTATTAACATTGGTAGCCTTCGCGGCCCTGCTCCTTTTTTGCCAAATAATTTATGTGATGACGGGGTAAATGATGAATAGACCAGCGTTAGACTATTTCGGGGGAAAATGGAAACACGCCAAACAAATAATAGGCTTATTTCCAGAACACAAAACCTTCGTGGACGTATTTTGTGGTGCCGCATCTATAACTTTAAAAAAACCAAGAAGTAAAAACGAAATAATTAACGACATAAATGACGAGTTAGTAAATTTTTTTAGCATACTTCGTGATAGAAACTTAGAGTTAAGGTTAGCGCTTGAGAAAACCCCATACTCTAGAACGGAATACTACTCTTGCAGAGAGTACAGCGAGGACACAATTGAGCGGGCTAGGCGCACAGTGGTTAAATCTTGGTTTGGCATTGGTGACTCTCTAGACAATGAAACAGGATTTCGCGTGAGCTTGAGTCAGGGTGGATCAACGACAGCGCCATGGCTCACCTATGTGGATTATTTACACCTGTATTCATCCAGGCTTCGTGGGGTGATTATTGAAAATATAGATTTCGCTGAATGTATTAAAAGATACGACAAGCCTGATACGCTTTTTTATTTCGATCCTCCCTATGTCAAAGAAACCAGGTCTAAAAAACACGCATACAAACACGATTGGGATGATGCCGATCATAAGAGATTGTTGGAAATTCTCCCGACGATTCAGGGGCGGTTTATTCTCTCGGGCTACAATCATGAATCATACGCAGCGCTCCCTTACGATAAAAAAGAGTTTCTCGCTACTTCTCAAAAAGGAGAACGGAAAGAAGTCTTGTGGATAAAATAGCCATAAACCTAACCGCCGAAGAAATCCGCATTTTGATAAGTTGGTATGTGTTCATAGACGCCATGACCAGTAATTATTTTAAACAGAATGACAATGACTTACTCGAAAAACTTAGAGCAGAGCTTAGGAGGGTTGAAAATGAGCAAGAAGAGAGCAAGACCATTGCTTAGATGGCATGGGGGAAAATGGATTTTGGCTCCGTGGATAATATCACACTTCCCGCAACATCGAGTCTATTGCGAACCATTTGCGGGAGCGGCATCAGTTTTACTTAGAAAAGAGCGCAGCTACTCCGAGGTTATAAACGACATAAACGACGATCTTTTTAATCTTTTTGAAGTCGTGAGGGATCGTCCGAAAGAAATACTGACTGCCCTTAGTCTTACGCCATTCTCGCGGCGCGAATTTGAAAGGGCATATTCCCATCACCCATGCCCTATAGAAAAAGCCAGGCGGTTTATGATCCGTTCATTCCAAGGATTCGGAAGCGTGGGGGCATCAGGAACTGAGGCAACTGGCTGGAGGTCAAACTCACATCGCTCAGGAACTACTCCGGCAAAAGACTGGAGCAATATGCCAGAAGCGATGCTTCATGCCGTAGATAGATTGAAGGGGGTTATTATAGAAAACAGAGACTGGAAATCCGTAGTTTCACAGCATGACTCAGAGACCACGCTATTTTATTTTGATCCGCCATATTTAGAAGAAACAAGAACAAGATATGGAGTTTATTCCCACGAATTGACTGACAACGACCACGAAGAGTTTTTAAGCGTCGTGCTTTCAATAAAGGGACACGCCATTATTTCCGGCTACAAAAGCAATCTTTACGAAAACAAGCTGAAGGGTTGGAAGATGGTTACTAAGCAAACAAACGCCGACGGCGCAAAAAAGCGCACTGAAGTCCTTTGGATTAAGGATACCGAATGAACCCATCCCAAGCGCTTAAACAAAAAATCGAAGCGATGGCAGAGACTATGGAAATGCAATGGCGGGCGTTTAGCACCGATGACAGTGGGGCCTGTATAGAAAAGCCTTCCGATGTTTTTATCGAGGCTTACGAGTGTGGAGCCCAATCGCTTGTCCCGCTGGTCGAGAGTTTGGCGGAGGCTTTAGAATATTGTCATAGATGTGAAAAAGTTAACGAAGCCCTAACCAACTACCGTAAATTTATTGGAGGATGAGATGAGCGCAAAATTAGAGACATTTTTTGAATTGAAGAAAGTCGTAGACCACGACTGCGGAAATTATCAAATTGGGGAAATAGATTTTGTCCCCTATAACAAGCTCACAGAGTACGTTAATCAATACGGGGAAGACGGATATAGAAACCTAGTCGATGTATGTATTCAAATGATGGAATATGCACGAAATCAAATGATTATGGACAGAATGAACAAGCAATCTGCTGGAGTAGCGAAAGATTCACAATGACTTTAAACTCCCGCTTAACAGAAATTTTAGAACTGGCTGAGAAGCTAGAGCGCCAGGAAATTAGTCGGATTGATTATGCTGCTTTTAGCTTGCGTCTCATCCCCCAACTTGTCGAGGCGCTGAAGCTTGCGATTGAGCAGAGGGATAACTGTATCAAGTATCTAAATCCAGCCACAGGCATAGACGATAGCGTGCAAATAAATTTAATGAACGAGAGACTCGAACCAATCTTGAGGCGGGTATGAGTTTAGAAAACGTGTGCCCTTTCTGCGCAAAGACTTGGGATAACTTTCATCAATGTGCCCCCACCAAAACACCCTTAAGCCTGGATGAGTTTGAAACAGTAACAGCCGATGGCTTTAGAATGAAAATCTCGCTAATTGATAAGCCCATCTTCGATGCCCATGAATGGACGACTTTGGCTGGTCGTACTGAGCACAGATACGCAGTCAGGAGAACAAAAGAAAATGGGCAGAAAATTCTAGTGAGGTTCCACAGGCTGATTCTAAATGCTCCGGTGGGTTCTGTTGTTGACCACATAAACGGAGATACTTTAGATAATCGCCGCGCCAACCTAAGGATATGCACTCATTCTAAAAACATGATTAATAAAGGCGCTATATTAAAGCAGAGCGCACTACCAAAAAACATTGCTCACCATAAAAGTAAATTTAAGGTTCAATTTAAGTCCGACGGGAAAAGTCTTTTAAGTAAGCTGTTCGATACACTAAGCGAAGCCGTTATTTTTAGAGATGAGTGGATGCGGGCGAATAACTGGCTTAGTGATGAGCACTCAAAAGACAAGGCTGTGATTCAAGAGCTTCGGGCTGAGTTAACAAAAGCGCAAATGGAAATTGCTTGCTTGAAAGACCCGTACAATTTCCCGCAGTTCTTAAGAGATTTTCAAAGTCTGAGCGATGAGAATAAAGAGAAAATAAACCAACTAGCGGAGGCGCTTATGGCGTGTAAGAAATGAGCTGTTGTTGGACGTACTGTGAAGACTGCGGGAATTGGATGAACCACGTACTTTTAAAAAAATGTTCGAAGTGTGGATCGACAAACCTACAGCACGATTGGGATGAGGGATGAAAAATATTTTAACAAAGGGGAATTTATGATAGGACTTTTGCAGCTTGTAATTATGATCGCGGTCTGTGGGTTAATTGTGTGGGCAGTCACGGAGCTCATTCCGATGCCACCACAATTTAAGAAAGCAATCTATGTGATCAGCATAGTGGTTCTCGCAATCTACGTACTACAGAGCTTTGGCTTCCTAACCGGAATGCCCGCAGTTAGAATGAGATAAGAGGGGACATGAAGAAGAATTTTATTCACGCAGGTAATGTTTTAAAAGGTCTAAGGCTTGATCGAAAGATGACTCAGAGACAAATCGCTGATGGATCGGGGCTGCACGTGCAGTACGTGTCCAACTGGGAACGCGGTCTTTGTATGCCCCCAACGCACAGCTTGAAGAGAGTGGCTCGTGTGCTCAAGATCTCCCCTGAGGAGAAGCTTCTTTTAAAAGAAGCGATTCACCGGGACTGCATCGAGAGAGCAAACCAAAATTTTAAGGGATTGATTATAAAAATTGGCGCAGAGAACGTAACTCCCAAAAGGTAATGTTTCTGAACTTCCGCTCGCTGGGTAGCGGGCCATGAACCCAGCAATTTTTCTTGTCTGTGAAAAGAAACGAGCCTTTAATTGAGGGATGAAACCAAAGCAAATTAGAGATGATAGAGCGAAGAGATCTGCACAAATTTGGTGGAAGCTCTTAGTTACCGGAGAAGTGGCTACGATAAAAGAGTTGGTTTATAGAATCAACGAAGATGGTGGTAAGACAGCGTGGGGGAATCCTTGGACCCCAAGCGCCTTGCACTCTTTCTTAAACCGAGTTTTAAAGTACGACATGGGTGATTTAAAAAAACAACAAAGAGCCTATATTTTAGAGCTAAGAAAAAAAGCGGGGGACAGTGAATAGAAAAACAAGACGTGCACTTGAGCAGGGAAAGTTTAAAGACATCGGTAAAAAAAGTATGCCCTCCCCTGAGAAGGCCCTAGAGAATGGTGCGATTAAGCGTATCGTGAAAGTAACAATCCCTAGAATCATTCAAGATAATCCGCAGTGCTCGATCTCTACCCGCGATGGGAAGTTCGTGGAGAGCTTGCCGATCAATACTCAGATCGTTCGATGGATGCGTGGAAAGAATGAAGCTTACTTTGAGCTTATCATGACTTCGACAAAAATTATTTCCATGAAGCCAGTGGAAGAAAAAGAATATTTTGCAACACCAGATCAGAACGGAGAAATTTGTGGACCACCAAGCAGCCTCCTCATCAACTGAGGCCCAAGCCCCCCTATTTGATATAGGGCCTGAGCAGTACCGTGGATCGGAGCTCGAGCTTCACGAAGAAAAAATCTATAAAGCAGCCGTGGATTCGATGTCCACGTTTCACCTACAGAAGCTTGCTGAAATTATTTCCAGAGAGCTCGAAGCCAGGGGTGTGTTTTGATTTTTCTTGATTACAATAATTTCCCGCTGAACGAGACGGGAGATGGTATGGACTCAGCAGTGAGAGCTGGTATCTTAGCTGTGTGTGAGCATCGCTTTGGAAACGACAGGAGGGTCTACACTCCTGCATACGTGTTACCAAGTGGAAATATGATTCGGCACCCGGACCAGTATCCGGCAACAAATGATCGTAATTTTACCAGGGATCAAATGTCGTGCTTGATTGCAGGATTACATCACCAGGGATATGTCGCTTTTCTGAGAGATATTTTTGTGAAGACCAAGAGCCGTTGGTTCTTTGCTCAGAACATTGACCGAGATATTTTGAATTCCAATAAAATACTTTGGCCTCATGAGTTCTATAAGGATTCTAATCCATACAGAAACACCTATCCGATGAAATGGAGCTGGAAAGAGTGGAAGTTTAAGTCTACAATTCCACAGCTCCCTGGAGTTGAGATAGAGAAAAGAATCGTGGACGGAAGAGACCCGCTCACACCCTCTGTGGTAGGAGCATTGATCAAGGCCTGTGATTTCTGGTGGGGGAAACCTTTTGTGTTATTTGGCAGAGCCTGGTTAGAGCTTGAGCTTTTCCAAGCGCAGAGAAAAGATCAGTCGAGCATAGAGCTTAATCAGCTCTTCTGTATCTGTACGATTTACGGGGCCACGGCACTTAGGCAGTTCAAGCAGATTCCTGGAATGGAAGCTTCATTTAGAAATTACTGGGGCTCTAAGAACGAGCTGGAGTATTCAGACATGATCTTAAAATATCTTGAGAAGGTAGGTTAGATGTTCAAGTCACAGGCTCAGCGCGAGAGATGCAGACAACTTGTGTCTGAGGGGAAGATGACTCAGCAAGAATTTGATCGTCACGAGAAGGACTCAGAGGCCGTAAAGCTTCCGGAGCGCGTTCGCATCAAGCAGATCAAAATTCCCAAGGTGCGTGTGATCAAGTGACCGAGAACCCACCCCTCTGGCAACACCAGAAGCAAGCCATCGAGAATGCTAAGGACTATACTTGCTATGGTCTTTTCTTCGAGGCTGGCACTGGCAAGACACGAACAATGATCGAGATTCTAAGGTCTAAGTGCATAGCCAACGGAAGACTGCTGAAGACCTTGGTCCTCTGTCCTCCGGTGGTGATGTCGAACTGGAAGAACGAGATCGGAAGATTTTCCAAGATCAGCACAGATGATGTGATTCTTTTAAAAGGAACTGGCAGCGAGCGGTATGATTTAATCATGGAGCACGCACAGGTTGAGAAGCGACCAAAGATCTTTGTCGTGAACTACGAGTCGCTTTTGATCGAGAAGGTGCTAAAAGCTTTTCATTGGTACGGATTTGACTGCATCATCGCTGATGAGTCTCACCGAATAAAGTCACACGACTCCAAGCGAACTAAGTGTTTACTGGAGCTCGCCAAAAAAGTTAAGTACAAATATATTCTCACCGGGACCCCTGTGCTGCAGGGACCGCTAGATCTTTTCACTCAGTTCCAATTCATGGATGGTGGCAAAACTTTCGAGCCCGTGGGGAATAGTTTCTTTGTTTTCAGAAGGACATACTTCTACAACAAAAACGCAGAAGCGCCATCTCATGTGACTTGGCCAGATTGGACCATCAGACCGGGAGCCTTGGAAGAGATCCAGCAAAAAATATCTAAGCTTTCAATGAGCGTGGTTAAGTCCCAATGTCTCGACCTCCCAGAGTTAGTGAAAAAAACCATCCCTGTGGAGCTCTCGAAAGAACAGAAAAAACATTACGAGAGTATGAAGAATTCCTTCATCACTTTCTTAGGAGACAAGGCTTGTACCGCACAGCTTGCGGTGACTAAGGCTCTGAGGCTGCAGCAGATCGTGAGTGGTTACATCACTCTGGAAGATGGTACAAATATCCACATGAAAGAGAACCCACGGCTGGATGCTCTTCAAGAAATCCTAGAAGATCTAGTCGTAGAGAACGGTAAGAAGGTTATCATTTGGGCTTGTTGGAAAGAGAATTATAAGCAGATCAAGAGCGTACTAGAAAAGCTCAATATCATTTACAGAGAGGCTCACGGCGATGTTCCAGCGAAAGACCGACAAGAAGCAATCGATTCCTTTTGTAACTTTGAGAACATTAAGGTGTTCCTTGGAAATCAAGGAGCTGCCGGAATCGGAATCAATCTTGTGCAAGCAAGTTACTCAATTTATTACTCGAGAAATTTCTCGCTTGAACATGACATCCAGTCGGAGGCCAGAAACTATCGAGGTGGAAGTGAAATTCATGACAAGGTAACGCGCATTGACCTCGTGGCACAAGGCACAATCGATGAGTGTATTTTGCAAGCACTTGCCAACAAAATGGAAATGTCGGATAAATTACTTCGAGTGGTAGCAGAGACACTGTGAGTGACGCCCCAACGGTAGAAACACGCATTCTGCAGATTCGTGGCAATACAGTAAGAGTCTTGACAGCGAGGACCGTGGACCATAAAAAGTTCGAGGTTTTGATCGAGGCCATGGGACCAATGACTGAGATAGATGTCTCTTGGCTTTTACAGGCCGTGATAATTGAGATCTACAAAAGGCACCCCCCGGTTAGAAGCCGAGATGCCAAGGAGATGATGTGACTGAAGAAATAACTCTGACTAAAGATAGTTCTGTGGAAGAGCTCAACAGGTTTTGTGAACTGATCTTGAGTGAAAGAAAAGAAACAGAAGCTGCAAAGAAGATCTATTCTGAGAAGAACGAGAAGCTCGATAAATTAGAAGAGACACTCGTGAACTTCTTAAATGAGAAGAAGATGAAGAACTACAACACTGCAGGATTTAACTTCATCTCGACCGAGAGAAAATCAATCGCCACCCCTAAGGGTGATGACAGAGATGCGTTCTTCAAATACCTTCAAGAGACCGGACACTACGATGCACTGGTGACAGTGAATTCTAGAAGTCTTATGTCTTGGTACAAAGAAGAAGATGAGAAGGCGAAGTCGCGTGGTGAGCCATACGCTATGATCCCAGGTCTTGCGATGCCAACATCACAGGCCACGCTATCAATTAGAAAAGCAACATAACCTCACAGCCGAGAAATCCGCAGTGAGAGAATCTAAGAAAAGAGGAAACATGGAAACAAGTAAGGAACTTACAAAGAAGAATACGGCTCAGCCACCGGTTATCAATAAACCCAGGCCTTCCGTTGTCGATTCGGCAGACATTGTTGTACCACGATTATTACTGGCTCAGGGTTTGTCTCAGTCTGTCGCGGATCAGAAGGCGAAGATGGGGGACATCACAAACTCTCTCACGGGAGCAGTCATCGGAGGGCCCACCACTCCAGTAGTTTTCATCCCTGTGACTATCAAAAAATATTGGAAGAACTTTGAGAAAGTAGGGAACAAAAAACAATTCCGTGGCGTTGAAGCTTACACTCAAGAGAACGCAGGAAGACCGCTGACCGAGATGCTTCCATCTCAAGCCAATCCCCAGAGCTCAACTACTTGGGAGCACGACTTGGTATTGGACGTTTTTGGTTTTACTGAAGATGATGTTAAAGATCCAATCGCATTGCCTACGGCGATCAGCTTCTCGCGCACAAGCTACAAAGCAGGTCAGAAAGTGATGACTCACTTCGCAGCTCTTGAAGGAGCTCAGCCCGCGCCCCTCCCATATCATCAGTACATGCTTGAGCTTTCCTGCACGAAGAAGCAAAACGACAAAGGGATTTTCTACACCTTTGATGTGAAGCCTAAAATGGAAGGACCAAAAGCAACACTGACACCGAAAGATTATTACACCAAGATCGAACGCTGGTCCCAGATCCTCAACGACTCAAGCAAGCGCATTGTTGCTGATGATGTAGAGGATGAAGTTGTAGGACCTGTCACAGTCGATGATTCACGTTTCTAAGGAGATGAAATGGCAGCGAGAGTAGTGAAGGAAGGGTGTGTAGAATTTTATGTCTACATACCCAAGGAACAAAAAGAAGAGCTTAAAAAAGAAGCCAAGGAAGATGATCTGTCGATGTCTTCTCTCGCTCGCCGTATTTTCTCAGCCCACCTGAAGAAAAGAATTAAAAAGAAATGATCTTAGTTAATCGAGAAGAGTTCTCTCGTGTGGTTGAACTTCTCAATAAAAGTAAACATCTTTCTGTTGATACGGAAACTACCGGACTGTATCCATGGAAGCATGACAGGCTCTTCTCGATTCAACTATCTGACGCCACTGAGGATTATTATTTTAATTTCCACGAGTACGGAGTGGGAGAAGCTGTTCTCCCCTTTGATCGTATAAAAGAGCTACAGCCACTATTCGAAAACAAAACGCAGTTCATCCAGAACGCTAAGTTCGATATGGCCTTTCTCTGGAAGGAAGGAATCAGGTTTGATCTGTGTGATGTGCATGATACCGAAGTGGTCGGACGTTTGATCAGAAATGATTTCGAATCCTACTCTCTGGCCAATCAAGCTGAGCGGGAGCTCGGGGAGTCTAAAGATGATTCGGTCATGGAGTATCTCAAGAAGAACAAATGCTTCACCCCGATCTCAGTCCCCGGAAAAGATACGATCTACAAAGCCTTTCACTTCGAGCAAGCCCCCTATGAGATGATCACCAAGTACGGGTGCAAGGACACCAGGCTGACTTACGACTTAGGGATGAAACAGCTTAAGTTCTTAAAGGAAACTAGAGATGCAGCTCAAGATGTAAGGGTTACCATCTGGCCAGTTTACGAGATGGAAAAAAAACTCACCCATGCTATTTTTGAAATGGAGCGCATAGGGACAAAAATTGATAGGAGTTTTTGTGAGGAAGTCATCCAATTTGAAACCGAGCGTATTTCGAAAGCAGAAGCCGCTTTCACAGCCCACACGAAAATCGAACTCACAGACTCAGGTCAATGTTTGGGTCCGATCTTCCAAGGACTCGGATTTGAGCCCGAGAGAACAGAAAGCGGGGAGTTTGAAATCACCGATTCATTTCTTTCCGACGTATCGCATCCCCTCGCAGAAATAGTTCAAGAGTACAGAGATGCGAGGAAGAGAGCGAATACTTACTTTAAATCTTACCTTCACTTCACAGATGATAATGATGTGATCCACGCTAACATGAAACAGAGCGGAACGAAGACTGGGCGATTTTCGTGCATGGACCCGAATCTCCAGAACATACCCACGAGGGGCGAGGAAAATTCCAAATACCCTGTTCGCCGAGCCTTCGTTCCGCGCGAAGGATTCTTCTTTTTCTCTGTAGACTACAGACAAATGGAATTTCGAATGATGCTTGATGAGGCCGGACAGCATGATCTGATCCACAAGATCCACGTGGAGGGACATGATCCGCATGACGCCACCGCTGAGCTCACGGGCCTAGAGCGGGGGCCTGCAAAGAATCTAAACTTCGGCCTTCTCTACGGTATGGGAATCGTGAAGCTTGCATTCTCGATCATGAAGATGGCAAAGGATGAGAAGAAGCTTTTGAAGAAGTACGACAAGCTCCCCTTTGAGCAGAGAAAAATGCTGCAGCTTTATTTCAGTCCAGAAGAGATCGCAGTGATCACTAGCATCTTAGATAAAATGAAATCTTTTAAAGCTAAATACTTCCAAGCCCTCCCAATGGTAGAGAACTTTATTCTTCAATGCACAGGGGCCGTGAAGCAAAGATCTCAGATGGACCCCGGCAATGGGTGGATCAAGACTTGGTTTGGCAGACGCTCTTATTTCAATGATTCCAAGTGGGCCTATAAAGCCGCGAACGCGAAGATTCAAGGTGGATGCGCTGATGTGGTAAAGATCGCCATGATAAATCTGCACCAGTTTTTAGAAGACAAGAAGTCCAGAATGTGTGCACAGATCCACGATGAGATCTTGTTTGAGCTTTCCTTGGATGAGCTGCATTTGATCGATGAGCTTTTAAAAATCATGTCCACTGCTTATCCGCACAGATTTATTCCGTTGACTTGCTCTATGGCCTACAGCCTAAAATCTTTCCATGACCTAATCGAGAAAGACCCGAGGGAAGATCTTGGCCAAGAAGCCGGAAACGAAGTTCAAGGAAAAGATAGCACCGCTGCTGAAAGCGTTGCCAAACTCGTGGTGTGAGAAGATCCAGCAGAGAACGATCCATGGAACCCCGGATTTTTTATGCTGTATCAATGGGACTTTTGTGGCCCTGGAACTGAAGAAGAGCAACAGGGATGAGGCTGATCCTCTGCAGAGCCACAAGCTGAGCTTAATAGAAAAGGCCGGAGGAGTAGGGATCACAGTGTCCCCTCAAACATGGCCCATGGTTTACGAGAGATTAAAACGAATTTCCTTAAGGAGGAACGATGATCACGATCAGTCTGGGGCAGCTTAGAGCTCCCGCATTTGCAGCCGCTTTCCAAAAAATTATGAAGACTTCGGGCCTTGATGCCAAGGTCTCTTACCACTGCGCTCGTATGAGTAAGATCTTGGACTCTGAGTTGACTACAGCGAACGTGACCTTTGATAAAATGGTCAAGGAACACGCTGAGTTTAAGAACGAAAAGGGAGAGTCTTTCTGGAAGATCCCAGAAGAAAAGATCCCTACGTGGAATAAAATGATCGAGGACTTCCACGCAGAAACTGTGAAAATTGATAAGCATAAAATCAAGCTTTCTGACATCGAGAAAGCTCAACTAACTCCTGCAGACTTCTTGGCTCTAGAGCCGGTCCTCGCAGGCTTTGAAATCCTTGAAGGAGGTACTAATGGGCAGCAAGAAAAAAGCTAAAAAAGTGGTTAAAAAAGCCAATAAAAAAGCTAAAAAAGTATCAACTAAGAAGAAGTAGACCACCATCCCGGTATACTGATTCTGGAACCCCGGAGAAATCTGGGGTTTTTTATTCTTCTTTGTCTTTTTGCTTAGAGATCTTCTTCAGATCATCAATAGATGTTGGCACTGAATTGATGGCTTTCTTCTTTTTGGTGATCTCTTCCATGGCCATATCATGGAGCTCTTTGTTCTGACGAATTTCTTCAGCCCGAATGAGCGTATCAGCAGCACATTGAACTTCCCACTTGTCTGGGCTTTTTTTCTCACTGCTTGATTCGATTGGTTCTCCGTAAACTGCGACTTTCATAAAAGCTCCTTTTTAATCTCTTAACATGCTCGACCAAATTGATAATGCTGCGGGGTTCGCTATCGGTGCGGCCTTACCCACTGCTTGAGAAGATCGGATCGCGGCCTTCATTGCCTTAGGCCCACCTAAGAAATACGCCAGTGCGTGGGCCGTGATCTGCCCTGGAGGACCACCCATTTTGTATCCGGCTGAACTTGCAAGGGCTGCAGTGTTCATCGTGCGAGAGGTGGAAGTCGTTCCCCCTGAGGAGATCGGCGTCCAGCTTGGGTTCTCAAAATGTCTGTAGGCTTGAAGCTGAGCTGATAAATCATCAAGATTAGTCGCCCCTTTTGTGGCCCCATCAAAATCCTTCATTGTGTTTCTGAGCCACTTCTTACTCTCACCGGAATAGTTGGTGAGCGTGTTGTAAGTCTTCTCAGGATCGGCGAAGTATTTATCGATCTTAGGCTCAATACTTTTCAAGTTTGCGTACTGGCTCTTAAGATCACCGCTCGCGGCTTCTGTGGCAGTATCAAGACCTTCGTTGATCGCGTCCCATGATTTTCTTGCAGAGCCTGCGACGGACATATTTTCTGGAGTCATGTCCTTCTGCCAAGCGGCTGCTTGTCGTAGCTTCTGCTGCAGATCAAACGCTCGGCTCACAGGGATCTGGTCTTCTATCTCAGTGCGGATCTCTGGGGTGTTGATTTCTTTAAGCCTTGCAAGCAGAGAGGACTGTCGCTCTTCCTTCTGAGATCTTACGATGTCAGCAAGAGTTTGGTTCGCCTCACGTGTAGCCCCCCTAAGATTCTCAGAAGCCGGAGCTCCCTTGTAGTAGGAGGCAAGATCTTGGGTATAATCACTTTCTGGTTTCAAATCAAAAGCCTTATCCACTCGCGCCGGATACCGTGGCTCAACAGCATCTGCTAAGTTCTCTGGAAGCTGTGGAGCGATTGGATCTATTTTATTAACCTGATCGAGCTGCGAGAAGACCCTTGCCTCCTCAGCGAGCATTTCAGGAGTTTTGTTCAGGACTTCCTTAGGGGAAGCCAGGTTGAAATACTTCTCGTACGCAGCCTGAAGAGACTGGATCTCTGCTTGTTCTGCATTGGTAATATCCGGCTTTGATCTTAAGTAATTAAGACGCTCTTGAAAAGCTCCCTTGATCGGAGACGTTTCAACCGAAGCCCCCGAAGACTCATAAAGACGCTGCATATCTCCACCAATTTGCTGGCGAGCTGCTGCAGTTCCTTCTGTGACTTGTCGGTGTGCAGCCTCTGCCAAATCGTTGGCTCCACCATTAGCTAGTCGTTTTAAAACATCAGGATCTTCGATAAGTTTTCTAGTGGCCTCTTTCGGAACGCCAGTAAACATCTCACCAATTGATGGTGTGATTTTCTCTAAGCCTCGAGTGACGAGAGATCTGGAGTTTGTACCGGCTCGCTTAAGAGCTTCGCCTGAAAGACCCTTGCCTGCTAATTGCTTAGCCGTGATCCCCGCTCCGAAGACCGCAGGAGCTACAGCGCCTACCGCCCCTTGAATACCAACATCTCCAATATCTACTTCTTGAGGAATACCATAATACTGGCCAAGCTTTTGTCTGAGAGCTTCAAGCCCCGCACCAGTGACTCCACTTGTGGCCATAGCTGCAGGAAGAGATGCTACACCTCCGGTCGCAGGAGCTGCGGCTAATCCGGCAGCAGTCGCGGCCACGCCCTGACCGATACCAGCCCCAACATTGTAGATATTGTCGGTGATGTCTTTTGCTTCAGGCCCCTTGTAAGCAAGTTTTTGCCAAGTTCTTTCTCCGGGTTTTTTTACAAGAACTTCTCCACCAGAGACTTCTGTTTCAAAGCCTTGGTTTTTAAGATAAGCGGCCTTCGCCTCAGGAGAATTTCCTAAATTCTGCAGCATAGTTCTGGTCATAAAACTTATGCCTGGATGCTGCTCATTGATAGCACCACCATCCACAGGAACGTCATCATCAGGAGAATTCCACGGGCCTGCAGATTTCTCTTCCCAAGGCTTACCCATTACTGAGCCTCCCAATTATTTTGGTCTTTCCAATCGCCACCCATGAATTTGTAGCCATCAACAACCTGGCCAGGTTTATATTTTTCTGTGCGATCCGTTGTTGGCTGATAACCTTTTAAGGTGCCCCTTGTTTTTTCAAAGTATTTGGCACTCTCTTCTTTTTGCTTTCCTTTGGTGGCAAGCTCTAAGATTGCAGCATTAAGTTTTTCAATATTTTTTGCTGCGGGCAAGTTGTCATCGTATGATCTTGCCATGAACGACTCGCCTTCTTTTTCAGTGAACTGCGTTCCCATCACAGCTTTTAGGCTTGCTTGTACTGCTTGATAGACTTGTTGCTTAAGAGCCATGCGCTCTGGAGCAAGTTTGGCTTTAATTCCCAAGGTCTCAGGAAGTAGACTTCCAGCCCCACCGGTAAGAGAGGGATCTTTATTCAAAATATCAACAGCACCCCTAAGAGCATTCAAATTTTTATCGAATGTGGCATAACCACCACCCGCTGACCAGTCGGCAAGATCTTCACCCACTTTAGAGTCCATACGTTTTTGACCAGGCAGGAGTGAGTCCATTTCTCCACGCTTGTAAGCATCAATTTTAGCAAGCTTCAGATAATCATCGAGAGGATTTTTTTCTTTCTTACGAGCAGCGAGCTCATTTTTCAAATTCTCATACTGCTGCTTAGTCAGATCATTCTTTCGCTGCTGAAGTCTGTCTTGCAACATGAGGAGTTTCTCAGCTTTCTGAGCGGGAGTCTCGGGCCGCATTGCTTGAGCCACAGGAGTAAGTCTTGATCCTTCGACAATTGAGTCAATATAGGCTGCTGCTGGAGACCAATCCACACCCGTGGGCATTCTTCGCATCTGATTGACGTTTTCTTCTAACTGTCCAATCCCCTGCTGCTCTTGGTTTATTAACTCAGAGCCCTTCATCCGAAGATTGTTGATCAGATCATCTTCTAGCATTTCACGAGAGACCGCTTCCTGAGATGCGGGGCCCATTCTCTTGGTCCTTTGGGTTCGCTCCATAGACTGTGAAGATTGGACTTGAGAAGCTGGCATAGGGGAGCCCATGATCGTGCCGTTCTCATCCACTTGCACCATCATCTCATCCATGTCTTGTGGAGGCTGAGCCTCTGTACGCGGAGGAATATTCTGTGCTTGGCTGATCAATTGTTCCCAAGGTGAAGCCATGCGTACTCCTTAAGCCTGACCGAACATTGGTCGTCGAGGGCCTTGCTGATTTAATTGTTCCCAAGGAGACATCTGCTGATTCATCTCTTGAGCCCCCATACCACCACCGCCAGCCATTGGAGCCGCTGCAGCACCACCCATACCCCCACCACCGAACTGTGAGCCCATCATTGCACCGGATAAAGCGCCTTGTGCAACATCCCCAAACATAGAACCAGATCTGCGAATCTGACCTGGAGCCATACCGGTCCAAGGAGAATATCTTGCAGTCTCAGCCGCAAGATTTCTGTCAGATTTTTCGATCTCGTTCGCTCTGTCATTTTTTGCTTTACCGGCCATCGCTCCTGCTGCGGCCATCGCAAGTGGTATCCAAAACATAAATCCCCCTTAAAAAGTTAGTTTCAATTTCTGTGGAAGACTCCCGTGTGTGGAATGCTCCCGTTTCTTTTTTATCTTCGTTCTCTCATTTAGCATATTCCCATAATCGCGCTTCGTTCCTGACTCACTCGGAGCCGGATCTTGCGGAGTCATCTTTGACCAGGGAGTAAATTCAGCCATTTGCCTGTCCCGCATCCAGATAAGTCTGTCTTAATTGAAGAACCATTCTTTTGTATAACTCTTTGGCCTCAATATTTTTTCCTTTATTGATAAGAGCTACAGCAGGAACTAGGTAGTCTTTAAGTAAGCCTAAAAGAATCTCTGGTTTATTTTCGATGTGTGGAACAATGAGTGGAGCCATAGTATAATACTGCTTAAGATCTTCAGATGATTTTCCACCCATCTCGGAATCCCGAAACTTTCTTAAGGTATTTAAAATATCATTATCATCTGGGAAACCGAGTCCAACACACACCGCAGTGGTAATAAAGCAGCCACCACCGCCGCCACCAGAATTAGCAGTGGCTTGGGCTTGCTTGTCTGCTGCCCATTTCTTCATCTGCTCTTGGTAAGTCATGTCGTCGTAACCACGCTTGCCTTGTTGCTCTTGGATGAGGTTATTGATGTTGTACTCTTTAACTTTTCCTTCAAGAGTTTTATTGTACTGACCGATTGATTGCTCAGAGCTTGCAAGATTTGCAAGCTGTCCAATTCTGTTCCCCTCATCAGTGGATGCGATATTTAGCTTCGCGCCCGTTGCGGCTCTGGCAGTCTGTTGACGAGCATTTAGAAGATCTCTAGAAGAAGATCTCGAAGCTAGTTGACGAGCACCCGCAGAGACTCCTCCGCGCATAGCTAGAGCTTGAATTCCTTGATTCATTCCACTCATGGCCTGACGAGCCGCCGCTTCTTTTGTGGCTTGAGCCGCGAAGTCTTGCTCTTGATTCTGCATCTGAGCCCATGCACTAGGGCCCGTTCGCATGGCTTCATTTTTATACTTCGAGTACCCACTCCACTGAGTTGGATCAAGCTGAGAAATATCTAAGTTGTAACCGTCCTTGAGCTTCCCTGTGGTCGGATCAAGAAGTGACTGCCAGTCTTTTCTAATAGGGGAGCCATCTGGATTTAGTCCTTGAGCCAACATCTCAGCAGCGTGTTTTTTTGCCTCTGCATCTGCTTGAGCTCTGGTGCGCTCTTCCTGCACGTACATATTATAACTGCTTTGAGTCATCGACTCACCAGTGGCAGTATTTATGTACTGGTTTTTATTCGGATCAAACTGCCAGCCATTGGAGTAAGTTACTGGCTGCGGGTTTTGGTTTTGTGTAAAATAATCAGTGGCCATAATACCTCACGACATATCTTCGTAGTGGGAGAGATCTTTTATAACTTCAGTATCATCATCTTGAACCATTTGTTCTAAAGTCTGAATCATCAAGGACTGAAGTTCTTTTAAATCAGCCTTTGCATCAGCAGCATTTGGGTGCCCCTCTTTTTCATAACAGCGATATTTCACGTACTGATACAGAAATTCCATCGCTATTTCTGGAAGGTCACAGAGTTCATTATCATTCGCAAGCACAGTCCATTTGTTCGCCTTGCGAATGAACCAAAGCTTCACGTTCTGAGTAGAAGTCTCACGAGACGGAGGAGTGAGCTCCATCACGACACCTGCTGCTGCGGAGTCGTTTCGCAACAAGTATGAATACCAGTCCGAAGCGTTGCTCTGCAGGTTACTCTCTTCTAGGTCTGCGAATTTATCCTTAGCCCGAAGTCTTCG